CCAGATGTTGAGATTTCCTATCCTGATGCGTTTGATCTTAGAGACTATGATAAAGAATTAGCCTTCCTACAGGGTGTTAGAGCAAGCGGTGTTCGATCTGTGACATTAATGCAGAACATTGATATGCAGATTGCTGACCTTGTTCTCGATGATGAGGCACTTGCCAAAGCTCATAAAGAGATTGAAGAGAGTACAGCGGTGCTTGGTGACTTCTCTGATAAGACTCAGATATACAGCTACCACATTGATGCAGGTGTTGTAACGCCTAATGAGGTAAGAGAGAAGATTGGATTGGAAGAGATCGAGGGCGGTGATGCTTTGATTGAACCAAAGGAAGATGAAGGTTCTGAACTAGGTCAGTTCTAATGTCAGCAGAGAGTGAATACTCTGATCTCTTAGATCGGTTAGCTGACAAACACCAGGAGCGAATGGTCACAGCTTTAAAAGAGCTAGAGGAGCGCGTTGCTGAACTCATGGCAACTGCACCGATACGCGATGGGCAACTGTTTGACCTAGAGTGGGCAATCTCTGCAAGGGCGGAGCTTAGACGTTTAATTGATGATGTCTATCTAACAGAGGTTCAAGCAGCAGTTAGCCAGTATAGGAATGTCTCTAACTCAGCACTGGCGATGCTCAAGACATACGGTGACTTCACTCAAGTTGATGCCGCAGTCATTACACAACTACAGAGATTATCTTTCCAAGGCTTTGAGGCGATGGCCGCAGAGTATTTAGATATCTTAGCGACAGAGGTTTATCAATCAACATTAACCGGGCGAGCGTTTAAAGACTCGGTTAAGAACCTTAGACAAAGCATAAACGGCATCTATATACAGAGTGACTCGGTAGAGGCTAATCGTTTAGTTGACATAGCCGCTAACGGTACAGCCGCACAAAGAGCCGCAGCAGTTGATGAGCTTAGAACGCTTTACGCCAGAGACAGGGCAGGGAATAACCTTAGACGCTATTCGGTTCAGATGATGCAAGACAGCCTTATGCAATTTGATGCGTCTATAAATACAGCGATAGGCAAAGAGTCAGGTGCTACCAAGTGGAAGTATTACGGCTCATTAATAAGAGACAGTAGGGAGTTTTGTAAAAAGCACGTTGGCAAGACGTTTACAAATGAAGAGATACAAGAAACGTGGTCGCAGAGTTGGGCAGGTAAAGCAGCGGGTGATCCGTTTATTGTTAGGGGCGGTTACAACTGCCGCCATCATTTCAGACCTACGTTTGAGGATTAGAAATGCCACACCATTATTTGAAGCCTAAAAAGAAAAAGAAAAAAAAGAACAGGTAAGATTTTTTAACTACTCGAAAGAGGTTCGTACACATGAGCGATGAAATCATGGAAGTAGAAAACGCTGAGACTGAGACAGCGGCTGTAGAAACTCAGGATAAGACGTTTACTCAAACTCAAGTAGACAAAATGATCGCAGAGAGATTAGCACGACAATCACGCAAGTTTGAAAACCAAATTGGTGGCATCAACTTAGATGAAGCCAAGCAGGTACTCAAAGAGCGAGAGGAGGCTAACTTACAGGCTCAAAAAGAGCGCGGTGAATTTGAATCTATCTTAAAGCAGACAGTAAGCAAGAAGGATGAGGAAATAAACGCATACAAGACGAAGTTGCATCAAACACTGGTAGACGGTGCTTTGTTGACAGCCGCATCGAGTAATAATGCTGTTAATCCTAACCAAGTCTCAACCCTACTTAAAAACCAAGTGAGGTTGTCAGACGATGGAACTGTTGAGGTATTAGATAGCAACTCTGTTGCCCGGTACAACGATAAGGGCGATCTGTTATCTGTTAATGAAGCGGTATCCGAATTTTTAACTGCAAATCCGCATTTTGTAAGAGCGACCCAAGGTGGCTCTGGAAGTATGGGCAATGCAGGTGGCTCCACACAGAAGCCTCCAACTGTGGCAGAAATGAACGAGAACTGGACAACGTGGGGCAAAGATGCCTACGCCAAACTTCAGGCCTCTAATAAACGATAGCAATATCTAAATCACACGAAACAGACCGCCATTTGGCGGTTTTTTTTCGCCCATACAAAAGGTAATTAATCATGGCAGCAACAACCAGTACTACTCTTGACGATCTCTTTGTCAATATCATCGCTCAAGCGCGGTTCACCGCAGAAGAGCAATCACTCATGCTTGGCCTTGTCACTCAATACAACATTGGGTCTGAGGCAGGTAAAACAATCCAAGTACCAAAGTACCCTGCAATAGCCGCAGCAGATTTGACTGAAGGTTCTGATATGTCATCAACGACTGTTAGCACTTCATCTGTCTCTGTAACTGTCGGTGAGGTAGGGGCTCAAGTTCTTCTCACAGACGTAGCGTCTATGGGTGCGGGCAACCCTGCTGTTGAGTTGGGAACTGTTCTTGGTAACGCTATTGCGACCAAGATGGATAAGGACTTAATCGCTCTGTTTGATGGATTCTCATCTTCATTTGGATCAGCCGGTGCAGAGACTACTGTTGCCGACCTATTCAAAGCAGCCGCTACTTTGCGAGCTAACAAAGTTGTTGGCCCAATGGCAGCCGTTGTGCATCCTTTCCAAGCGTTTGCAATCAAGTCTGGCCTAACTAACACGTTTGCTAATCCGAACGGTGGTGATGTTCAGAACGAAGCAATGCGAACTGGATACGTTGGAACGATTGCGGGCATCGATGTTTATGAGTCTGCAAACATCACTGTTGACGGATCAGGTGATTGTAAAGGTGCTGTATTTGCACCAGAGGCAATCGCTATTGCAATGAAGCGTGACTTTAACATTGAGCCACAGCGTGATGCGTCCCTACGCGCCATAGAGTTGAATGCAACTGCCGTTTACGGTGTTGCAGAGTTAGATGACTCTTACGGTGTTGAAATCCTTGGTGATGCAACTTTGTAAGCTAGATCAGCCTCATCCTTTCGGGGGTGGGGCTTTTTATTTGGAGGAACTATGGCAATCACCTATCGAGGCGAGAAGTTTGAGGGCTATAACAAGCCTAAGAGAACACCAAGCCACGGATCAAAAAGCCATGCGGTATTAGCAAAACAGGGTGACAAAATTAAATTGATTCGCTTTGGTCAAAAGGGCGCAGATAATAAGCCGCCTAGAAAGAACGAGAGCGAGTCAGATAAAGCAAAAAGGCGATCATTTAAAGCACGATTTGCAGATCAAATTGCAAAGGGTCGTAAAGATAAAACAGCATCGGCAGCATATTGGGCTGACAAGGTTAAATGGTAATGGCATTTTCATCAGACGCAGATTTACTGGCAATCGCTCCAGACATATTAAGCCTTGGTATTGATTCATTCTCTACAGAACACGCAAAGGCGCAGTCAGATATAGAAAGGCATATCCGAGCTAATTGGTGGGATAAAAGAGGATTCTCTGGCGAGCTTAAGCCGCAGTATCTAACTGATTCTCAATGGACTCGATCAAGTGCCTACTTAGTTCTATGGAAGTACGCTCTACCTCAACTGACTAATTGGGTTGATAACGATAGATTCTTAGGGATGATAGATTTTTATAAGTCACGTTATGGCGAGGAGATCGAGGCTGTCTTTAAAGACGGTGTTGAGTATGACGATGACAATGACGGAACCATTGATGAGGATGAAAAAACCCCTATTAACGATGGTCGGCTTGTTAGGTAATGCAATTTAACGTCCAGATAAAGCCTAAAGATATTGCGAAACGTGTACAGAAGCGCGGTAGAGCATTAAGAAACAGCATTAAGTTAGCGTTATCAAGAACGGCTCAATCCGGTATCCCTATCATTATTGACAATTTAGATAAGGGCAAAGGTTACAAAGGATCGTTTAAACCCTACACAAAAAAGTACAGAGATTGGAAGTTAGGCAGAGCAGATTTAAGTGCAGGGCCACCATCGCCAATTCCTAATCTACAGCTAACAAATCAGATGATTAGCTCACTGACTACAAAAGCCAATAGCAGTAGAGCAGAGATATTCTTTAGTAACGCAAACGCTAACAAGAAAGCCGCCTTTAACAATAAAACGCGTCCGTTTATGGGCTTTAACAGGCGTGATGAAAAGCGTTTAAGAAACGTCTTTGAGAGGAACCTAGCATGAGTATTCGAGAGTTAATTGCTGAGAATATCGTACAAACGCTAGAGGATGTCCATACACCAATAAGGTTGTCTTATGTAACCCGGCAGCCATTTGATTTTGACAAATTATCAAACGCACAGTTTCCGGCTGTTCTAGTTAGAACGGCTGATGAGAATCGTGAAGATTCTACCGTGGGCGGCTCAATCGGCAAGCGCATGGGAACTATTAACTATGAACTGGTTTGCTTTGTAAAAGGCAAAGAAATAGACCAGGCAAGAAACAACATCATCGAGACAATAGAAGAGGGTCTGGATGTTGACAGAACTAGAGGCGCTCATGCGTTAGATACGCAGATTGTCTCTATAGAAATTGACGAAGGTCAAATCGATCCCATCGGTGGGGTTATTTTAACGGTTCGCGTGATGTATCAATACACTCGCGGCACAACATAGAGGAAAGGCAAGATGGCAACAGTAACAGGTCAATCAGGTGTCGTGAAGCTCAATCTAGCAGGGCAATCCGTTGCCGTTGTTGGAGAGATACGTTCGTTCACAATAGAGACTACCGCAGACACTATTGAAGATTCTTCAATGGGTGATACTTCACGCACTTACAAGGCAGGTCTTGATGCAAGCACTGTCACAATTGAGTGCTATTGGGATCAGGCAGATGCACAGCAGTTAGTGCTTGACTCTCGCGCTAGTGTTGATTTTGAAGTATCTCCATCAGGAACTGGATCAGGTTCCAAGAAATACTCTGGCACAGGTGTTGTAACAAGCAAGTCAATCAACGCATCGTTTGATGGCATGGTTGAGGCAAGCTTTAGCATACAGGCATCTGGTGCGGTTACAGAAGGCGCTCACTAATGGGTTTGGCTAGG